TTGAACCATTCTATCTCCGCGGATACAGCCACATTTATTCGAGTATATGTCTTCTACTTAAACTACGTTGACATCCGTTAGATCCACACTTACGACTTGCATGTGAATGCGTCTTAGTGGAATGACTAACTGTAATATGTCCACAACGAGGACATTTATACTTGAGTCTCTTATCTTCCTTCATTTTATTAATCGACACATCTTCTTATTAAAATCGTATCTATAACCAGTTTTGCATTTAGGTTTACCATTAAACCAAAACGCACGAATGAATTCATTTGTGCCACCACGCGTCTTCGGTCCTTGCCCAGCCTTATCAGCTGACGTCGCATCCTGACGTGGTGACTCTTTAACAAAAATCGTTCTACGACTTTTTCCGGTATATCTTGTTGTACGAACCCGAGTGGCTACGGGTGCTACATTTGGATCAGTCATAGGGCTGCCTGTCACAAAGTCAATCGGATAACGGTCAGAATCTATCGCAATAATATCTCCTTCTTCGTCATCAATTGTTACTGTTACATATTTCATACTAAACACCCATCAATAATAGGATTGAGTCACTGTGGATTCCGCCCACACAAGACGCCACCACTAGCAACAGTATTTTCCAGAAATGTTCTGGTATCTTTCCTTCAGTAGAAAAATCTAACTTCATGCCATATCCTTACAAAGAACAACGTCAACCACATCAATCAAGAGAATAGAATCATCTGATATATCACTTGAAGCGGTTAAATACAATAATCCCGCAGGTATAAACACATTTGTTTGTCTCAATACTGGCACTGAACTAGTACCATCATAGCCGGGATTAACCTGCATAATATCACTAAGAACAAGATTAGTAGACCAACCATTGTCAGTAATATCATACGGAGGTGCTTCGAATTCTTGAGATTCAACGATCTGCATAACTTCACCACCAGAAACAGATCCACCTTGCTTAAGAAGAGCTAAAGGATTGTTCTGACCTTCAATAGTTTCCGAATCATTCTCAGGAGTAATAACTTCTTGCCTATCTTGGTTGTATGAATGAATCATACCCACAGCACTATAGTATTGTGTTCCATTAGTAGCAGTATGGTCTACTTGATTGACACCTGTTATGTTAAGATCATAAACATCTACAATCTCTTTTCCGTCTGTACCAACACCTGATTGAGAAAAACCCGGAGCAGCCGCAATTTGTGTATAACTCCACTCTTGGGTTTGAGCAGATAGGTCCCAACCCGCAGGATCTCGTATTCTACCTGAAGACTTCATCCCTGCATCCAAGTAAGGACGAATAGTTTTACCGTACCTTCCTTTTTCAGAATCTGTAACACCAGCCTCTGAGAACATCATATCCCTGTATGCATGCCATTTTTTAAAAGAATTTCGCATTTTCCAAGAATTTGGTGCAGTCCATAAACCGATACCAGCGGTTGTATCACTCTGTATTTTTATATTACAAATATAACCTAGAACATGACCATCACGATCAGAGTGTTCGTGGTTTTTACTGTTCATCCAAGATAAATCTCTTGTTAAATTAAAGTAATTAGTCGTTCCTAGGCCTGAGTATGTTAAAGTATTTTGAGACATATATCTCCAATAGGAGAGGCTAACCCTGTATAAAGATATAGTTACCAATGACGGCTACATTTCGGGTTAATCCCTAAATCAGGGATCCGCTTTAGCGCCGCTTGGCGTAACTCGCAACTCATACATTCCATATATTCGGTCATCTTTGACTGTCTTGACATAGTAACCGGGTATTGCTTGTGTGTATAAACACATCCCGCCCCATATCCGCGGGCTTCCCTAATACCGATGGTATTTCTTCCCGTCTTGCGATTTTTTCACTCCTTCGGGGTGTCGCTAGACTTACCCACCGGGGGTCATTGCTTTTTAGAGTCCCCGGTTAGTTGTATCATAAATGGATTTAGATCCAAACAATCTGTCAAATTCGTGAACTGGATCTTCATAAGAATTCCATTTACCAGATTTAATATCAAAAAATGTGGGGACGGGCTGGCCTTCCCAAACCAGCTCCGCCTCCGTTATCTCCTTCGTACGTGCCATGCCGTCCTTAGTAGCTGCTTTCTGCTTACGATCCCAATATGATCTTCGTCTGTCTTCCTGATGTCGTTTATACTCATTCTTGGTAAATGGCAGATACCAACCATCAGGAATGGTAGGTGTGAACTTCTGCACATAACCTTCAGCGTATGGGTCATTTCTACATTCGTAACATGAACACAATACGCCATTTACAAGTTCAATAACACCGTTAACTGGATTGAACCATTCTATCTCCGCGGATACAGCCACATTTATTCGAGTATATGTCTTCTACTTAAACTACGTTGACATCCGTTAGATCCACACTTACGACTTGCATGTGAATGCGTCTTAGTGGAAT